CGGGAGCATCATCCTGCAGCAAGCTGCAGGCTGATGCGGGCGGGCAGCGAAGCACGTCGGTTCACCATGCAGGCAGAGGCGCGCCGCTTTGCGATACCAGTCGAGCCAAGGGTGTTCCTCGTCGGGTGTGATCAAGGTGAACCACGATGACCAGCATTGAATGGGAAGCCAATCTTACGAGGCTCAAGGATCCATCCGACGTGCTGGATTATGGCTTCGATTGGTCAGAGTGGCTCGCTGATGTGCCCGCCGGCGACGACGCCGACACCATCAGCACCAGCACTTGGAGCGTGAGCGGCGATGATGCGAGCCTCGCCGGCAACGACGCGACCAACGACAACACCTCCACGACCATATGGCTCTCCGGTGGCACCGCAGGAGTTGACTACACGGTCACGAACCGAATCGTCACCGCAGGCGGACGTACCAAGGAGCTCTCCTTTATCGTCTCGGTGCAGCAGCGGTAGCGGTGACTGCATGGCGGCCCCCACCAAATCAAAGTGCATACCAGGACTGTTGGGTCCTTTGAGGGGGGTCGGCCGGGTCGCGGGTTTATCCGGGGCGTTTCTCGCGCGAGTTGTGACGGACTGGTTTTAGGTGCGCAGGTGCGCGCGATGAAGAAGAAGGAAAAACGGCTGTCGATCCGTGAGCTCGCCAAGCGGCTGGGGAAATCGCCCTCCGCGGTTCGCAAGTGGGTCACGTCGTCGCGCTGGCCATTCGGGGCGGGGCCTTGGGCCGAAGCCGATCTGTCCGCGATCACGCAATGGGCGGCGGCGTTGCAGCCCAACCGGGCCGCCGGCGAGGTTGACGCGATTGAACTGCCGTCGCCGAGCGACTCCAAGCTCGAGCGCAAGCTGAAGCTGAAGATCCTCGCGGAGCGCGGCCGCATCCTCGAGCTCGATCGCAAGAAGAAAGACGCCGAGCTGGTCGACCGGGCGTCGGTGCTGCAGCGCGAAACCGCGCAGGCGATGATCGTGATGAACGAACTGCTGACCATCCGAACGCTGGCGGCGAAGATGGAAGGCGCGGCCCTGCAGCAGCGCGAACAGGTGCTCGAAACGTGGGCGCGCGATACCGCCCGAAAGTTCGAGAATGCTGTCGTCTGAATCTGGAACTGCCGCGGCAGGGGCCTTCCTGTGGTCTGAATCGGCCCGCCGCGTCTGGCATTGGCGGGAACGTCTGCCCCCGTCGGTCTGGTGCGAGCAGAACCTGGTGATCCCCAACAACGGGATCAACCCGCATCCCGGTCCCTACAGCTTTTCCGTCACCCCCTGGTGGCGGGAGATCATCGACCTGATCTTTCATGCCGACACCCGGCAGGTGTGGGCCTACAAGGCCACCCAGGTCGGCTGGACGCGGCTGATGATCAACGTCATGTGCTATGCCGCGGCCCACCCGGAGCTCGCCGGCGGGCTGGGGCTGTTGATGCCCGACGAAGACTCGGTGCACGACATCTTCTCCGAGGAGATCCAGCCCACCATTGATCAGTCCGAGACCATGCGGGCGCACAAGACCGGCCGCGCGTGGGACGAGACCAAAGGCGAGATATGGCTGGACACGATGCCCATCTTCGGACTCTACGCCGGCTCGGTGCAGCGGCTGGCCCGGCGCACGCTGCGGATGGTCATCGGCGATGAGATCGACAAATACCGGCCGTTCCGGCACGAAGCCAGCCCGATCCGCCTGCTGCTGAAGCGCACCGATCGCTGGAACCACCTGGCTCGCGCCCTGTTCGGCTCCTCGCCCTCCACCCCCGAGGGCAACATCTGCCAGGGCTATCAGGCGTGCGTCGACAAGCGCCATTACTTCGTCCCGTGTCCGCACTGCGGCCAATACCAGCAGATCGACTGGACGCGCATTCGGGGATTGAAGCAGGCCAAAGGCGACACGAAATTCGAGCGGGCACAGTGGGTGATCGAAAATCGCCCCTGCTATTACGAGTGCGAGCATTGCCAGCACCCGATCGCCGAGGCCCACAAGCCCGCGATGGCGCAGGTGGGACGATGGGTCAGCGGCCTGGGCGACGGCATCCATGATTGGAAGCCGGTGCAGACGGTCGATGAATCGGGCAACCTGCACGGCGAACGGCCCCGCTCCGAAAACATCGCCGTTCACATGCCGGCTTACCTGGCGGTGGATTGGAATAAGCTGGCGGCGGAGTTCATCGAAGCCGAAGGGGACATCGACAAGACCCGCGACTTCGAAAATGCCCGCAAGGCCCGGCCCTTTCAGCAGCGGCTCAAATCCATCCGGCCCAGCGTCATCCGCGACAAGCGCGACATCAGCCCGCTGCCGATCGGCGAGGCGCAGGACGGCGGGCCGGTTAGCAAAGTGCCCAAGTGGGTGCTCGGTGTGTACGCCACTGTTGACACGCAGAAAGACTGGTTTGCCTTGGCGATTCGCGGCTGGGGCTGGGGCTACCGATCGCAGTTGCTTTATCACGGAACGTGCTACACCTTCGACGAGGTGTATGAACGGGGGCTGGCCTGCGCCTTCCCGACCGAAGAAGGTTCACTGATCAGCCCCAAGGTCCTGCTGATCGACTCGGGGTACCACACCGACCAGGTGTACGAGTTCTCCCGTCGCGACATCCGCATCGTGCCGGTCAAGGGCGGGCCCGACTCGATGCGAAAGAACTTCCAGTGGACCGAGCCCACGCCTGGCGTGCGCCTGTTGCTGCTGAATGTGAATCACTACAAGAGCGCGCTGGACAGCCTGATCCACGACCACGACGCCACCAAGTGGCTGCCGCACCGGCTGGTGAGCGAGCAGTATTGCATGGAGATGGCGTCGGAGGAGCTGGTCACCGACCCGCGCAGCAAGCGGCCGGTCTGGATCCAGCGCGGCGGCCGCAACGAGGCATGGGACCTGGAGACCTATCAGCGAGCCGCGGCCGAGATCGACGGTATCGGCGCCGCACCGGCGCCAACGCCGGAGCTGGTCGCCCAGCCCATCGCCAGCGCCGAGCAGTACGTCAACCCGCTGACCAGCTACAAGGGACGATGGTAATGGCAAAGAAAAAGACGCACGCCGCGGCGCCATGGCGGAACCGCATCGTCGGGCATGCCGACGTGTCGCCGCATGAGGTGGTCGCCCATGATCTCAACTGGCGCGGTCATCCCGATGCCCAGCGCACCGCATTGAAGACCGGTATCGGACGAATCGGCTTCATCAAGTCGGTCACGATATCCAAGCGAACCGGCCGCATCCTGGACGGGCACCTGCGGATCACGCTGGCGCTGGCCGAAAATCAGCCGACCGTGCCCGTCGAATACGTGGATCTGGACGAAGCCGAGGAACGCGAAGCCCTGCTCACGCTGGACAGCATCGCCGCGATGGCTCGGGCCGAGCAGCAGCAGCTCCATGAGCTGACCGAGTCGATCCAGATGCCGGAGATCGACGGCTACGGTCAGCTGCTCAAAGAGCTCGACGGCATGATCGAAGCCATCCAGACCGACGACGGCGAAGTTGACGATGCCGAGTCCCAGCCGGTCGATGGGTCGACGCAGCCGCGGCTGGACCAGCGCAGCAGCTTCGACATCGTGGTGAAGTGCAAATCGGAAAGCGAACAATGCCGCACGCTCAAGAAGCTCCGGTCGCTGAAGCTGACCTGCGCGCCGCGGATCTAACGCTGGGCTTCTGTTCCCTGGATGCGATGAAGCGGGCGCTACGCCGCTGGTACTATCGCGCCGATGTGCCGCGCGGCAAGGCGGTCAAGATCGGCGTCTGGGAGCAGGGAACGTTCGTCGGCGCCGTAGTCTTTGGTTCCGGCAGCACGGGCGATCTGGGCACGCGATGGGGCTTGAACTGCTTTGAGTGCTGCGAGATGGTCCGGCTGGCGCTGGATCCTGCGCATCGAACGCCGACCAGCCGCATCCTGTCGATCGCGATCAAGCTGCTCCGCAAGCACTCGCCTGGCCTGCGGGCGGTTGTCACGTTCGCCGACCCGGGCGCGGGGCACATCGGCACTGTGTACCAGGCCGCGGGATGGATGTACCTGGGTCGCACAACGCCGCGCAACCGCTACATCGGGCCGGATGGCCGCGAGTATCACGACCGGGCGGTAAGCCGCAGCGGCTGGAAGGTGCACCAGGGAAAGCGTTGTCGGTGTCCGAAGATCGACGACTGCAGGGCGGTCCGCGTGCCGGGGAAGCACCGCTATGTGCTGCCGCTGGATGAAGCGATGCGGGAGCGACTGAGGCCGCTGGCGATCGCGTATCCAAAGAAAGAACGCGCCGGAAGTGAAAACAGCGACACGCGGACATTCCAGTCCGAAAGGGCAGGGCAGCACTGACCCCGGCGCTATTGCAGAACCCAGGGCCCATTGAAGTTCATCAGACCCAGCGCGCCGCTGAACAGGAATGGTTCGACCGGACGAATATCTGCCAGTTCCCACGCATACAATCCCGGCGCGCAGGTGGTACAAGCCGCGGCTTCATCATCGGCCGTCATCGGCCGGCACCCGACGAGCTGCACGATGCACAGCGCCACGCCGAGTGGGTAATCGGCCGGGTTGTCGATCCCGTGGGCGGCCAGCTCGCGTCGGGTCATGGCGCGGGCGCCCGCGCAGATGAGCAGAGTACCGCGGTAACGGGTCTTCCAGGAGCGGATCTCCAGCGTTTTGATGCCACGGGCGATTCTGGACGCATGCGGCTGGCGGACGGATAATGCTTTCATGGCGTTGAGTCCCACGACGTTTCCCTGTCCCAAGTGCGGCCGGATTCTCGCGCAATCTGGTGAGATGATGGTCGAAGCCGACGGGGCGGCGATCAAGGTTCCGGTCTTCCAGTGCGATGAATGTCTCATGACCGTGGATTTCCTGGGCGAGAAAGAAGAAGTTGCCCTCACCTTTGCGGTCGGCGCCGACGGGAAACCGTTCGATCCCGCGTCGGAGGATGGGACGCTGGACCTGGGCGGTTGAGTTCGATCGGAACCAGCAGTTCCGCCACTTGCACGCCCAGCGCGGATGCGACCGCCTCGAGGGTGTGCAGGCGCAGATCCGCGTAGCGCCCGCGCTCGATGTTGTTCCATCGCATCTTTCCGTTGGGTTCGCCAAAGCCCGCGCGATCGGCCGCGTCCTGCTGGGTGAGCGACAAGGCATTGCGAAGCTCCCGGATCTTGTCAAAGTTCACAGGCATCGTTGTCTCCCAGAATCAAAGAAGGCTCATCCGCCGCGATACGCACCGCAGCGGTCGAACAATTCCCAGCCGGAGGCGTCTTCCTGCCGCTCAATCTGCGTGGCGCGGGTGACCCACGTCGCGCCGCGCCGAAAGTGGATGCTGGCGGAATGGTCCGGCAGGGAATGCACTTTCGCGCCCGGCAGGCCGGCGGCCAGCGTCGCGAAATAGGTGCCCTCTTTCGTACTGGACCAGTGCAGCGGATTGCCGCGCCGGGCCACCACCAGCGTCGCGGGGCGCGACCACAGGCCCATCATGGCCAGCCCGCCGGCGGTCGCTTCGACCGCATCGACGCAGCGCCCGAGAATCGTCGGCGCGGGACTGGCTTCGGCCAGCAGTCCGAGGGCTTCGGAGTCGCACTCGCTGACGGTCCACAACCGGTGCTCGCGCACCAGCTGCGGATAGTTGGTGATGACGCCGTTGTGGACCAGCCAGCCGCCGTCGCAGGCGTGCGGATGGTTGTTGATGTTCGCGTTCGGCTCGCCATGCGTGGCGAAGCGCAGGTGGCCGATCAGCACGCGCGCGCCGCGCATCAGCGCCAGCGCTCCCATGGTATCGGTGAGCCGGCCGCATTGCTTGTAGCGGTGCAGTCGGCCGGCACGGTCGATCCACGCAAAACCGAAGCTGTGCGGGCCGCGTGCGATATTGGCTGCGACGATGGCCGACAGCGCGCCGAGCCGCACGCCGGCGGTGGGGGACGTGGGCGAATGAGCGATGAACCCAAAGATGGCACACATGTGACGTTCTCCTAATTGAGACCTGCGGGGAGCGCGATTGCTCCCCGCGCCGCGGGCAACTTACCGTGGACCGTCGTACTTCCGCGCCAGCTTCATCAGCGTCTTTTTCGAGTTGTCGATGCTCGGCAGGCCGTCGGCTGTCAGTCCGCCAAACACGGGGTTGCGGTCGCCTTTGATCCAGCCCAGCCCGTAGAAGACGCGAACCAACTGGGTTTGGCCGGTGCCGGAGCGGTGCAGCGGACTGGTCGCGGCCACGTCGCGCTTGCCCGTCCATTTGGGAACCCGCTTCATCTTCGATGCCTTTTCGACGATGCCGATGCACAGACGGAGATAGGCGACGATCTTCGACAGGTTCAGCGTGCCGGCAAATGCCCGGAATTCCACGGTGGGCTTTTTGTTGCTGACGATGTTTTCCACGTTGACCACGTGATACCGGTCAAATGCCAGCGATGAACCCAGCCCCGGCTGATCGAACCGCAGCGATTGGAAGTCACGGCTGATCGGCCGGCAGTAGCTGCCGGTTTCGCGGTTGCGGGTGCCGGTCGTGGCGTAGATCGCCTGCTCATAGTTGGCCGCAAGGTGAATCACTTTTTGCAGCAGGTCGCGGTCGTTGCCCACGCCTACGTGAACATGGAAGCCGCAGTGGTCGTTGACCTTGGCACCGAGGCCGTTGAGGTAGCTCACCGCCGCCTTAACCTGATTCAGCCCGTCCAGCCCTTTGAGCACCGGGGAGACGATTTCCACGGCGATGTACCCGCGCCGCCGGGTGTAGAGGCTGCCGTCGGTTTGAGCATTCCATCCGGCCGGAAGGGCGGGAATCTGCACGCCGCGATGGTAGCTGCCCGCGACGATGGTTCCGGTGGGCACATAGCACTCGATTTCGCAGCCAAAGGTAATTTCGTTCGCGTTCATCCGATCCGTTCCTTTCCTTGATCTTGATGAGATGATAGTAGGTGATAAAACCTACTCCCGCAAGTGAAATCGCATCGGATTTTTATAACCCCTGTTTCCCCGTGCAATTCTGGATCCGCCACCCCGATGGAACGCTGAAAACCGTGGGCGACAGCCTTGCGCGGCTGATCCTGCGGGCGATGCACTCCCGGCAGCTGCGCGGCCGGCTCGAGGGATACGCGCTGATCCGATTGCAGACAACCCCCGTGCCCGGCATCGCCGGCGAAGAGTGACACCCAGCGAGCGAAGCTATGCCCATCGACCCCGACGACATCGACGCGCTGCCGACGTACACCACCGCCCAGCGGTTGAAGATGTACCGCAAGGCGGAGATGGACATCCTCGCCGCCGGACAGAGCTACAGCGTCGAAGACCGCCAGAAGATGAGCGCCCAGCTCTCGGAGATTCGCCAGGCGATCAAGGACCTTGAAGCCGAACTGGCCAATGAAGATTCAACGTTCGACAACGGGTTCGGCCTGATTGAATTCGGCCAGGACTGACAAACCATGCCCGACGCGAAAGCTCCCTTTTACGAGCCGTTCATCCAGCGCCACTTCCCCGGCGTCGCCGCGCGTCGCGCTGCGGCGCGTGCCGAAACCGAGCGGCAGGGGGCGCTGCGCGATACCTATGCCACGCATCGCGGCGGCATCCAGTCGCGCACCGCCACGCCCTGGGGCAGCGGCAAATGGTCCTACGTCGGCGGCACCCTCACGGAGCGGCACAGCTTCGCCGATATGCGCGATCGCGGCCGCGAGGTGTACGCCAATAATCCGTTCGCCGCCTCGCTGGTCGATACAGAGACCAGCAATGTCGTCAGCTCCGGCTTTACCTGCGATCCAAAGACGAGCTCGGCGGAGTTCAACAAGGAAGCGCAGAAGAAGTTCTACGACTTTTTCGAAAGCGCCGACCTGATGGGTCTGCGGAAATACGCCGATTTCCAGCAGTTCGTCTGGAAGCAGACCCGTATCGATGGCGACGGTGGGGTGCTGCTGGTCGATCGCTTCGGGCAATCCAAACTGCAGTATGTCCCGGCCGATCGCATCAAGACGCCTCCGGATCGAATCACGACGCGCGAGGGGCAAAACGAAGTCATCGACGGCGTCGAGGTGGATGCCACCAACCGCCCCGTGGCGTTTCATATCGCGGTGCTGGACAGCAACGGCAAGGAAACCTTCGAACGGGTACTGGCGGACAACTTCATCTACTTGGCCCATCCCGACAACTCCGTCCCACTGGCCGTGCGTGGGATGAGCTGCTATGGCCGCATCTTCGGCTTACTCGACCAGCTCGACGGCTACGTCGATGCGGTGGTTAAAGCCGCGCGGGCAATCGCGGCGATCTCGATCCTGTTCAAGGTGTCAAATCCCGCCAAGACCCAGCAGGGTTTCCCCAACGGCACCGACGGCAAGGGTGAGACCCGCAAGGTGTTCTACGAAGAACACGGCGTTTACAAGATCATTGGCAAGGAAGATGAAGTCGCCCAGCCGACGGCGCAGCAGCCGATGACGCAAACGCCGGACTTCATTCGCGCCCTGTTCAAGTACATCTGCCTGGCGTTCCGCATGCCGCTGGAGATCGGTGCCCGAGATCTCTCGCAGGTAAACTTCAGTGGCGGCCGCATCGGCCTCATCCAGTATTACCGCGTGTGCCGCGAGTGGCAGGACTGGTTCATCAGCCATTTCCTGTCGCGCGTGTATCGCTGGTGGGTGAGCCGCGAAGTTAAACGCGGTCGCTTCAAAGCTGCCGTGCCCGAAGATTACTGGGCGCATGAATTCCGGGGCGACCAGTGGGCCTACAACGATCCCGAAACGGAGATCAAGGCCAAGCTGCTGGCCATCGCCGGCGGGCTGGACTCGGTTCAAGGCGCGTGCGCTGACTTGGGCACGAACTGGAAGCAGATACAGGTGGACCAAAAGGAGTTCAAGAAATTCCGCGAAGACGAGCTCGGGCTGCCGCCGGTCGACAAGAGCAGCGGCACGCGCGATGCAACCACCAAGGTCACCGCCGTCGACGCCGACGGCAACCCGATCGCCAATGGTCCGGACGGCGCCCCGCCATTGAACGGCATCCAGATCACCAGCGCCATCGATGTGCTGACCAAGGTCACGGAAAAGCTCGTCGAGCCGGCGACGGCGATCGAACTCATCAGCCGCCTGAACATCGCCCCGGACAAGGCCAAGGCCATGGTCAGCCTCGCGGCCAACCGCACCGGCATCAGCGCCGGCGATCGCGACTTCCAGCGCGAGATCCTCAAGAGCCTGCTGACCGTGCCGGCGGCGCGCGAAGCGGTCTATAACGCCACCGACATCGAGGACCTGATCGTCCAGTCCGGCCTGCCGCCGGAGAAGGCGGAGGATGGCCAGCCGCTGAATGTGCCGTTCATCCCGGTCGTCGCCCCGGCCGGCCAGCTCGTCAGCGGCGAAGTCATCGAAGATTCGGAGGGGGATTTCGTAGGCGGCGACGTGGAAGAGCCGCTGACCAGCAACACGCTGCCGGAGGCGGCGCCAGGTGTTCAGCCTCTTACGAATGAACCTGCGCCGCCTGAGCCTGAACGAGGATTACAACGATGACACCCGACCTTCCCAATTATCAGCGGTGCGCCGCGCAGCATTTTGGTCCGTGGATGGTCGAGCCCAAGTGGTTCGCCCAGGCAGTGTCAGCCGTGAAAGCTGGCACGTACAAGGCCAACACGGACAGCGCCGCGCACCCGAAGATCAGCGCGGATGACAACGCCGTCACCGAGTTTTCTGGAGATATGGAATATGTCCTGTATTACCGCGAGCCGGGAGGCATCGCACGCATTCCGATGTCCGGGCAGGTGACCAAGGGGGACAGCAGCTTCGGGGGTATTAACTCGGTCCGCTCTCGCCGAGCCGTGCGGAAGGCAGTCG